ATGGCAAAGCGTTTTACAGATACGGATATCTGGGAAAAGAAGTGGTTTAGAAAACTAAAACCTAAGCACAAGTGCTTATTTCGATACCTTTATGAAAGATGTGATCATGCAGGAGTAATTGAATTTGATGAAGAAAATGCATCTTTCTACATAGGTGAAGAAGTTTCAATAGATGATCTCAATTATCTAGAAGATCATTTTACTTTTATTTCAGATGATAAGATTTTTCTTACTGATTTTATAACTTATCAGTATGGAGAATTGTCTACTAAGTCAAAGCCTCATGTGGCAGTTATCAATAAATTGAAAAAACACAATATAGATATTAAAGGGTATCTAAAGGGTTCCCATACCCTTAAAGAAAAAGATAAAGATCAAGAAAAAGATAAAGATCAAGAAAAAGATAAAGAAAAGCGTGAAAAAATTGAAGAAATTCTTTCTGCTTATCCCAATCCACTCGAAAAAGAAGAAGCCCTCAATCATCTAACAGAAAGTATAGAGCTTGATGAGCTACCAGACTTTGAAAAAGCAGTAGAGCGAGCTTGTAAGTATTATGCTGGCAATGAACCTCAATATATTAAAAAACTCTCTAATTTTGCGAAAGTTTGGAGAGATTACCTAAATGTTTCAATTGCAGAAGAAGTAATAGTTAATCCAAACCGGATTGTCGGAATTTTGGCCAAAGGTGTTTCTCTAGAGCAAGTTAAAGACCTTCGAGAAATAGAACGAGAGTTCATTGAATCAAATGGAGGTGCAAGCGCACTAAGCCGGATGAGGACCAAAGCCATTAAAGATCTTGTTAATAACTTTAACCTATCGGCTTAATTATGGATTACGAGATTAAATATCAAAATATTCACTCCGAGATTTTGTTAGAGCAAGCAGAAGAACGTGGAATTAGTCACTGGGGTTTTTGCGTAGAGATTTCAGAAGCTACAGGAGTTGATTACAACAAGATTTATTCTTGGATCTGGTTAAGGAAAAAACCAAAACTTGATAACGATGTTTTCAAGGTTGTGAGCTATCTAGGAATGACTCTTGAGTTTTTCGCTTTTGGTATTGGGCTTGGACCTGGAGAAGTTGAATATCTGCAAGATAAACACGAGGGAAAGATAAAGAAAGAGCGCAATGCGTGTAAGGCCGAGGGAATTGTTAAGAGAATCGAAAGGCATAAATATATCCAAAAAGAAAAAGAGGGGCAGATGCATTTCTCTTTTTCACAATCATACACAGATGAACCAATAGTAAATGAAGATGAAAAAGAAGCTTCATAGGAGAGTAGAGAAATGAGTAATTTAAGCCCAGTATTTTTAAGAGCATTGAAAGAAGTTTTACACATCGAGGGAGAGTATTCAGATCACCCTAGCGATAAAGGGGGTAAGACAAAGTATGGGATTACCGAGAAAACAGCTAGAAGATGGGGTTACAAAGGAAAAATGAAAGATTTTCCAATTGGCCTGGCCCATGAAATTTATCATGTCGATTATTGGAAAAAATCAAAGGCACACTTGATTGAATCAATTAATGAGGAATTGGCATTAGAGGTTTTTGAACAAGCCGTTAATTATGGAGTCAGAACACCTCAATTTTTCTTACAAAGAACTCTTAATAATATGTCCAGAAGGCATAAAGAGCTTAAACGTGACGGTATGGTAGGGCCTAAGACAATCAGTAGATTAAAGGCACTTCAAAAAAGAGATATTGAAAAACGTGTAATTGTAATCAATATGAATGGCCTTCAATGTGAGAGATATAACACTCTATGCGAAAAGACTAAAACCAATAAAGATTTCTTTCTAGGTTGGATTGATAAACGTGTAAGAGTTTATAGAGCTATTTAATGTCTGAATTTGTAAGTGCTGTTATATTCCTAATTTTCTTTTTTATCATTGGGCTATTTATAGCAGCACATTATTTATAGGGTAAAAGATGAAAGTAATAGTAGGGATTGTCGTATATGTAGCACTTTTATACTTTGCTATTTGCTTTATGAGAGGTGCAAAAAAATGAAATCTTTTAAATATCTATCTACAAGGTCAATGCATATTTTATCATATTCCATTGCTCCTAGAATAAATAAGGAATGTGAAACAGAAGATGACTTTAAAGAAGAATTAAAGAAGCTGATTCTTTCTAAAGAAATTGTTCTATCTCAATTAATGGGCTGTGGTCCAATGAGTGAATCAGAGATATTGGACTGGATTGGCCTAGAGGATAACGAAAAGCTTTATGAAGTTCATTCAAAATCAAAACTGATTAACATACTCGACAAGAGAGATCTCGAAATTGAGGCCTTAAAGAATGAGTTAAGAGTGTGTAAGCCATTTTTTCAAGTGGTAGATAATCATATGAAATCTACAAGAAACGATGGGATTGTAAGTCTTAAACCACTAACTTTAGAAAGAATGTGGTGTGAACAACAAACGACGAAGCTATGCTGATTAGAAAAATTAAAAGGTTTGAGGAAATACCTAAATTCTACGCTCCATTCAAGGAAAGAATGTGTCAGGATGATTTACTTGTTACATTTCTAGGCTTGAATATCATTTTTTATTTTGCTGTCGAATTTTATCGCTGTTTGTTTGGGGTTTTACATCTTGAGCGTGTACATAGACGCTTTGAAAGAGATCATTTAGAGAAAGAAAATCAAAAGTTGAGGCATGAGGCAAGAGAGTTAAATAGTGAGCTTTGGAGTTACAAGAGAAGGCTTGCTTTAAAAGAACAAGAATATAGAAAGTTGAAAGGTGAAATATGAATTTTATATTAATTGCGGTTTTGGCCTATTTAAAAATGTGTAACGGTCTTACAAGTGAATCTCAATGTAAGAATGAAATTGTAGACCTAGAAAAAGAGTGTACTTCTGTAAGTTGCGTAGAAGAAAAAGCAGAAGAAATAATAGACTTTTGGACCTCTCAAAAATGAATGGTCATTTGTTCAAGTATTACTTTTATCTAGTAAGGAACGGTAAAAGGTCGAAGGATCTCTATAGTACAGATTGGGTAAGTAAGGCATGGCATGAATTAGAGAGAAAAACAGATACAAAAGTATTGTTAATAAGGTCAGAGAGAAGGGAACGATAGGAATTAACAATGATCTATTTATATAGCTGGATAGCAGCAGTAGCAATAATATTAATTTTTATGAGAGGTGCAGATGTTAGAGAAGATTAGTTTAGTGACTAGGACAGTTGGAATGTTTTGCGACAGATTGTCTGCTTACGGTAACTATGTCTTTGGTATGGTGGTAGGGACGTTTTTTATAGTTCACCTATTACTTTCTGTTAAGAGGTTTGTTTATGGCGAGTGATAAAGAGTTTGAAGATTACTTTTTCAATGTTCATGATGAGTATGAAGAACTTAATATTTATATCTTGTCGGCAAAAATGGTTGCTAAAGATGCATGGGATCACCAACAATCCAAGCTAGAAGTTAAAGACGAGCTGCTTAGGGAGTTAGTTAAACAGCTAAATAAAGATGTTGGTGATATGAACTGTATAGAACTTAATAAATGGTATGCGGAAAATGATAAGCTCCTAAACAAACCAGAAATTAAAAGAATTAAGAGGTGAGAAGTGGACACAAAAAAAATATTGAGAGACAAGTATAGTTTAATCAAAGAAGAAAATTTTAGACTCAAGGGTTTTATTGAGGAACTTATTGGTATGGTTCAAAACAATCATGGGCCACATGATGAGTCAGATATCTTTGTCGATTGTGGCGACGATGAATGTCTAGGGTGCATGAAAGCGTCTGAATACTACACATTAAACATTACTCAAACCAAAAAAGAACTCCAATCCCTCAAAGACCAACTAGAAAAAGCTGAGAAGGTTATAGAGTTTTATGATGAATTTGAAGATGACGGCGGAAGTCGTGCCCGTCAATACTTTAAAGAAAAACAAGACCAGTTAAGGGGAATAAAATGAGATTTTCAAAGAAAGAAGAAAGAATAATTAAGGTGATCCAAGTAATAACGCTTCCTATTTGGGGGCCTATTGTTTTGGTTAAAAAGATTAAGGATAAGGTAAAGGGGAAGTGATGAATTACAAAAACACAATGGTTGAACTGGTACAAGAGTTAGATAAATTGAGTGAGTCAGAAGCTAAAAACAAAATGGTTGAAATGGCAAAAAAGGGAGAATTTCACGATTTTAGATCAAAGGCTGCATGTGGCAAGATGTATTTTATTCAATGCGCTCAATGGTGCTATAGAAATCTGGTTCTTCCTAGCGATATCGAAATTATAAAAAGATTAGAACAAGAAATTAAAGACGGTGAATATGATGAAGAGTGTACTCGTGAAGATAAGATTATTCTTGCGAAAGAATTAAATGATCCAAAGAACTCTATGAGTCAGAAAGATAAAGACTTTTTTGCTCATGGTATGGGTATTTCTAAATCAAAAACTCCATTCGGAGTTAATTATTACGTGAGATAGAGGGCACAAAATGAACAATCTTAAGAATAAAGAGGAAGTGAAGAAAGAAGATTTTGAAGCACTAGAAAATATTGTTCTAGGTCTTTTTGCTATCGAAGAAGCGTATGATTGCCTAGAAGAAATTGGTGAAAACGTGCATGACTTTATTGATAAGCACAGAGATTGGCTTTATGAATATCGCCAAAGGTCTATGCGTAGAGCAAAGGAGTCTAACCAATGACCGTCATTTTAGAGAATTGTAATGAGATAATAGCTAGTTTTTCAGGTGGTAAAACTTCGGCATATATGACCATAAAACTCAAAGAGATATATCAGGAAAAACTTAGGGTTGTCTTTATGAATACTGGTCTTGAGCACAATGATACGCTTGATTTTGTTGATAAATGTGACAAAGTGTTTGGCTTAAATGTTGAATGGATTGAGGCAGTTGTCAATCACAAAAAGAGGGTACCCACTTCATTTAGATACGTGAACTATGAAACTGCAACGAGAGATAGCTCAATTGCTAAACAAGTCGTTATGAAATATGGGCTTTTTGGTGTTGGCTATCTTCACTGCACAAGAGAGATGAAGCTTAGACCGTTTGAGGCATGGGTAAAAGCAAATAACTTAAATGAAGTCAAGACAGCGATAGGTATAAGATCCGACGAGGCAGATAGAATGAATGAGAATTATGAGAAGCTTGGCTTGTTTTATCCTTTAATTAAAGCTGGAGTAACAAAGAGTGATGTAAACGCTTTCTGGGAGAATCAGCCTTTCAATCTAGTCATTCCAGAAAGGTATGGCAACTGCGTTATGTGTTGGAAAAAGTCGGAAAGAAAAATTATTAGCAATGTTAAGGAAAGAGAAGATTGGTGCGAAGACATAAGAAACCTTGAACAATTATCAAAAAAGGGTGCCTCTAAAATGTTTAGAGGAAATAACAGTATTGATGATCTGGTTAAGCAAGCTAATATAAACCTTGATTTGTTTGACGATGTTCCTGTTGGAAACTGCTCGGAGTCATGTGATGTATTTCATGCTTAATAGAACTAACCCACTAGGAGAATAAAGAGATGAAAGAATACTTGTCATTAATCATCTGCCCCCTTGCCCCTTTCATTGCTATTGGTAGTGAAATAGTTATGAAGGTTAGGGAGTTTACGAAAACATTTTAGTTTACTTGAGTGCTCTATTCTTGAGCACTCTTTACTTTAGTAATTTTTTATAAGGCTATGTATTGATATTCTAGACATGGATAACAAAGGATAGTTATGAATAATGCTAACATCTTAATCAGTTTGAACCTAATTTATGTGCTAATTTTCTTTAATATTATTTCAGTGATTGTTTTTAGTATTGTCTTAGTAAGATCTGGAAAAAATAAATTTATAATTAAAAAAGTAGATATCGGTAGCAATATGTTTATGTGTGAAGATGCATATATGAATTTGTTGACTGTCTTAGATCGAGTTAGGGCTAGGAATAAGGCACTGGGCTTACATACTAGTGATTACTTGCATAAGAGTGATGTGAATTGGCTTGATGAAGTTGTAAGAAGTGTTATCAAACATGAAGTAAATGCTTTGAATAGAGGTTAGTTGAGTGAAATATTGCATTATCTGTTTCAATAAGAAATGTCTTTGCAGATTTAGAAAATCTGCTTTGTCTAAAGTTTTTAGCTTTGAGGGAATAAAGTGTGCATCTTTTAAAAAGAGAACCGAGAAATCTATCAGTTGATAAGATTGTTTCATTATTAATAAAAGAAGAACTTCTTTATTTAAGGGATGAAACAGTTGTTTATTTAACAGGTTTTGATAAGAAGTCTTTGAAGCAGTATATGGATAATCCTACTAAGTATGAGCGTCAATTAAGAAGTATATATGCAAGATTGTTTCTTGAACCAAGTAAAGCAGAAGTTAAGGCCTATAAGCTTCCAAGGGTTTTTTCTGAAAGCAAGTGTAATAATTGCGGTAAATGTTTTAGGTCGTACAACAAGATTGTTTGTAATCAATGCCATGAAAAGTATGAGAACTCAAGAATATGATCACATTTAAAAATATACCAATGCCTGTGAGTGTTAATGTAGCTTATTCAAACGTAGGAAAAAGTAGAAAGAAAAGCGCAGCATATGCTCGATATGAAAATAGTTTTGAACAATGGTGCTATCTTAATCAAGCTTCTATTAAAAGTGCTTTGAATTACTTAGAGCAAGTAGGAAATAGAAGGCCATACTTTCTATTTTGGGTATTTAAATTTGACTTAAGTTTAGTTCTAAATAAAACAATCAAGGCAAAAGAAGCAGTTAAGCAACTTGATACAAGTAATAGGATAAAAGTAATTGAAGATTGTGTAGCTGAATTGCTTGGTGTTAATGACTCATATTTCTTTGACTTTCTGCCAATGAAAAGAACTGGTGAAAACAATGTGGATCTCTTCATTGTACCGATTGAAGAAGTTGATTCTATTCTTATTGATACCATTAGAAATAAATACAAAGCCAATCTTGATGACATGATTAATTACATTAACAATTGGAATGATATGAAAGTACACAAGCCACAACATTTAAGGTCTAAAGGTAAAAGACATATGCCAAAGAGCGTTCAAGATGCTGGTAAGTTTAAGCCTATGTATGCTCGTGAATCATGGAGGAAGTTAAGAGCTCTACATCTAAGCAAGTATCCTTTTTGTGATAATTGTGGTGAGGATAAGAACCTACATGTTGATCACAGAATAGCACATAAGGGAAATGATAAGTTGTTTTATCAAGAATCTAATCTGGTTACACTTTGCAATGCTTGTCATTCTTCGAAAACGGCTAGGGTTGATCAAGTTAGAGATAGTAAGGGAAGATTTAGTTAGTTATTACTTAACGGTATTACAGTAGCTTACACGTTGTTTCTTTAGGGGATGGGGTAGTTAAGCTTGTAAGTGCTTAAGGGGTATTTACCGTGGGGTTATGAAATTTTCTACATGGACGAAAAAAATGATTTTGGGGGCGGTGGCAAGCGTCAAAGGTATGACATATGGGAAGGCATAAAAAGCCCAAAGAACTTAAATTGATTCAAGGTTCACGAGACAGAGATAAGGAAGCAGGAAAAGTTGTAATGAAGCCTAGTGATGTTGCAGATATTGAAGAAATTGATATTTCAATTTTATGTGAGCAAGGTCAAAAGAATTTTATATCTCTTTATAAGAAATTAAGCGCAGCGCAAATTCTGCTAGATACAGATATTGAAAACCTTTTGATTCTTGCTGATTCTTACGCTCAATATTGGAGTGCGCACTTAGATATTCTTAAAAATGGTTATACTGTTATCACTAAAAAAGGGATTGTAAAAAACCCTAATTTAACTATAAAGCATCAAGCTTTTGAGAGAATCAAAACATTGCAGGGCCAGTATGGTTTAACTCCAGCCTCACGAACAAATATAGAACAAATCGGAAATGGTGAAAATGAGGATGACCCTTTAGGTGCTGCCCTTGGTTTTAATTAATGAAAAAATGGCTTAAGCGTAATCCATTCGGTAAAAAATTTCCTCATTGTAATGAAGCACACAATTATTCTTTAGATGTATTAAAAGGCAAGATTATAGCTTGTAAATACGTGATACAAGCTTGTGAAAGATATCATCGAGACTTATTAGATAAACGTTTTGAAATGAAAGTAGCTAGGGCAGAACGTGCCCTAATGATTTGCTCTTTATTGCCACACACTAAGGGAGAGTTGGCCGGACAAAATATTACTTTTGAACCATGGCAAAAATTTCAGTTTTTAAACATTTTTGGTTTTTATAAAGTAAAAGATGGCTATAGAAGATTTACTAGGGTTTATGAAGAAGTTGCAAGAAAAAATGGTAAGTCATTAAAGCTTTCAGCGATTGCCATTTATATGACCTTTTGTGATGGTGAAGCAGGGGCAGAGGGCTACAGTGCAGCGACCAAGGAAGATCAAGCAAAAATTGTATGGGGTGATGCTCACACAATGTTAAAGAAAAGACCGGCCCTATGTAAAAGACTTGGTATTACTTTAGCAGCAAAGTCTATATTTTGTTCTGGTTCAAATTCTTTTTATAAGCCCGTAGGTTCTGATTCAAAAACTCAAGATGGTTACAATCCTCATTTTACAGTTTTGGATGAATTACATGCCCATAAGAGCTCTGGTATATATGATGTATTTGAAACTGCATTAGGTGCAAGAAAACAGCCTTTACTTTACTCTATTACTACTGCTGGTTTTGATCTTACTGGAGTTTGTTATCAAAACCGTGACGAGGCCATAAAGCTATTAAATCAAGAAATTCAAGATGAATCATTATTTTGCATGGTTTTTACACTCGATGAAAAAGATGATTATACAGATCCTAATGTATGGATTAAGGCTAATCCAAATTTAGATGTTTCTGTATCACGTGAATATTTAGCGAAACAAGTAACATCTTCCCAAAACATCTCAAGTAGAAAGCCAAATGTTCTCACTAAGAATTTTAATATATGGGTAGCCGGTGGATCTTCATTTATTGATATGGATGAATATTTACAGTGTAAGGATGATTTTGAACTATCAGATTTTGAAGGTGAAGAGTCAATTATAGGAGTAGATTTATCTTCTAAAATTGATATGTCAGACGTTAGCTGGATTGTAAGAAAGAAAATTGATGGTGATTGGCATTATTACGCAGATGTTTTTTCCTATTTACCTTCTGAAACTTTAAAAAAGTACCTAAGAAAACGCAAGAATAGCGCATATCAAACATGGGTAGATCAAGGTTACTTAATAGAAACAGAAGGTGCAACAATTGATTACGAATTTCTAAAAAACGATTGTAAAGAAATTGCAAGAAAAACAGAAGTTAAAGAATTTGCTTATGATCCATGGGGGGCGACAATGTTCGCCAACATGATTGAGAAGGAAGGTGTTGAAGTCTGTGAGGTTCCTCAAAGAGTCTCTGTATTTTCAGAACCGTTAAAAGAGTTTGAAAAGCTAGTTAAAGATAAAAGATTTCACCATAATGGAAACCCTGTTTTAGCTTGGGCCGTTAGCAATGTTCAAGTTAAGGCAGATAAGAATGAAAATATCTTTCCATTTAAAAAAACTAGTGAAGATAAAATAGATCCTTTTATTGCAATACTGATCGCACTTGTAAGATGGTTATATTTTGAAGAGGAAGAGGAGAGTCAATATAACAATGAAGGTGAAGATCTTCTCATATTCTAAACACTCTTTACTTTAGTAAGTAGGAGCATGTCACTTTTTATGTAATTCTTTTAGTAGGAGATCATTGTTATGACTACAAAAGTATTACGAAAACAGTTTAACATTGAAGCAAAAGTTATTGATGATAATGACAGAGTTGTTAGATTCAAGATTTCAAGTGAAGCCATTGATAGAGATGGAGATATAATTAGACAAGAAGGTTTAGATTTTTCTAACTTTTCTCAAAACCCGATTATCCTTTTTAATCACAATAAAGATTTGCCCCTTGGAACAGGGAAAGATTGGCAACGTGAAGGGACAGAAACCTTTATGGATGTTCAATTTGCGCCAAAGGGTGTTAGCCCATTTATTGACGAAAAATTTGAACTAGTAAAATGTGGTGTTTTAAATGCCGGTTCCATTTCATTTATCCCGAAAGACTACGGTTGGATTGATCTAGATGGCCGTGAAGTATTTGAGTACAAGAAATCAGAGGTTTTAGAATATTCTGTTTGTACTATCCCTTGCAATCCGGAATCTTTGGCTGTTAGTAGATCCCTTAAGGAATCTAAAGAAAAGCCTTCCATTAAAGCCCAGAAAGAAATTCAAGATAAAGAATTTGAAGAACAATTTAACAAAGAGCAGAAAGAACTAGAAGATTATCTAGCTTCTGTTAAGTAAAGAGGTAAAAAGTGAAAAGACTACAAAAACTTAAATTAGAACTTGGTACTCTTGTTAAATCTTTTGAAGAACTTGTTAATCTTAGAGGTGAGCAGGGAAAAGACTTTTCAGAAGAAAAAACAAAAGAACTTAATGAAACAAGAACAAAAATCAACTCTATTAAAGAAGAGATTTCAGATCTTGAATTAATTGAAGCACAAAAGTCAAAAGATGTTTCAACAAAAAATAAACCAGAAAATGATTCTACAGATACTACAGCTATCAAACTTGAAAAGGGTTTACATGCTGCTGGTTATTTTAGATGTATGCTTGCAGCAAAACACAATGGGGGAACACCTTTAGAGTTTGCAGAAAAAGCATATGGTGAAAACCACCCTGTTACAAAAACGCTTATGGCCACTGCTGGAACAGGTCAAAATACAATTCCAGCGGAAATCTCATCAGAGCTAATTGAACTTCTTAATAATAGAACTATTGTAAGAAGAATGATGCCAACTCCTATTGGTGTTCCACATGGAAAAATTACAGTAAATAGAAAAACAGGTTCTACGCAAGCTTCTTATGTTGGTGAAAAAACTGCTCTTGATGCTACAGACATGGCATTTGGAAACTGTGAGTTATCACTTAAAAAACTAATGGCTGTTACATCTGTAACAAAAGAAATGCTTGATTGGTCTGTGCAGAACGTAGATAGAATTATCAGGGAAGATCTTCTAGATGCAATGGCACAGGCAGAAGATGCACACTTTATTAGAGGTGTAGGTGGTGCTAACACTCCTAGCTCTCTTTTAGAGATTGCAACTAATGCCGGACAAGCTTTTAATGCTGCTGCTGGAACTACTCCAAATGTCGCTGCTGTTGAATTAGAGATCAAAAAACTTCTTCAAACTTTAGAAGGTCAAAATATTCCAACTCAAGATGCAGTATTTTGTATGTCATCTAGAGTTAAGAACTATTTAATGTTCTTAAGAGATGCCAACGGAAACAGAGCATTTCCGGAAATGAAAGACGGGCTTCTATTTGATAGAAAATTTGAGTACACAGAAGCAATTCCAAGCAATCTTGGTGCAGGTTCGAATGAATCTGAACTTACTCTTGTATCTCCAAGTGGGCTGTATCTTGGTGAAAATGGTGGAATGGTTATCGAGTCTACTGAAACAGGATCATATCAGTCTGGTGGACAGCTTAAGTCTACATTTGCAGAAGATACGGTAGCTTTTAAGCTTGTTTCACAGCATGACTTCCAAGCTAGACACCTAAACTGTGTGGCAGTTGCTCAAGCTGTTCAATGGGGTGCTTAAGAAATATTAAGTTTTGAGGTGGGGTTTCCCACCTCTTTATTATTTATAATTAATGGAGAGTCTTAAAATGAGCGAAAAAACTAAAAAAGAAGAAAAAAAAGAAAAATTGGTTTCTATTCAGTTCCTGAAAACAATGACACACGCAGGAAGAGTTTATAGGGGTCCAACAATTGATAAGAATCAGGATAAAGTACCTGGTGAAATTGCAGGCTTTACAGAAGAGGTTGCAAAGTTAATTGAAGAACAAAAATTTGGTAAAAGAGTAAAGTCATAGCCCATGAAGCTACTCTCTCTAATTGGGCTAGGTAACAACTCTAAATCGAAAACACTTGGTGTTGAAGATTTTAACTGGTCATTACTTAGTAATGACCAGGTTGTTACTACCAATAAAACTTTTAAGATGACAGATCAAGAATCTACTTTGTATTCATGTATCATGATTCTGTCGCAAGATATCGCAAAAGTTCCTCTGTTGCTTTACAAAGAGGGAAAAAATGGAATTAAAGAAAAAGCTGTAGATTCAGATCTATATAAAATGCTTGCTAAGACAGGCCCAAATTACTACCAAACCACAGTAGATTTTAAAGAAATGATGATTGACCACTTGTTAAAGCGTGGTAATAGCTATTGTTTCATCGAAAGAAATTATAAATATGAAGTAACTGGCTTACACCCTTTGAGGCCAGACCAAATAACAGTTTATGAAAGTGATGATGGTGATATTTTCTACGGAATTACTCCTAAAAATAATATTGACCGTGCTTTACTGAATAAAAATGATAAATACATGTTTGATAACAGGTTTATGATACCAGCAGAATATATTTTGCATATCAAAGATAGACCAGGATCGACTGTATCGGTAGGTGCTTCTCGTGTAGAAGCACAAAGAGAATTAATCGCATTATCATTAAAACAAAAAGAATTTCAAAGTTCATTAATGGATAATAGAGCTGTTCCAGCAGTTTCTATTGAAACAGAAAAGAAATTAAACAATGAAGCAAAGCAAAAGTTCAAAAGACAGTGGGAATCTTCACAGGTTGGTGCAGGAAAAGCATTTAAAACAGTTGTGTTAGATGAAGGAATGAAGATTTCGCCTGTAAAAGTTTCATCTGTGGATCTTCAATTCATTGAGCAAATGAAAATGAGCAAAAGAGATATAGCGAAATTATTTAGAGTTCCTATGTCTAAACTTATGGAGCGTGAAGGGGCCACATATAATAATAACGAATCAGAGAATATTGCATACACAATTGATGCGTTAATGCCTCTTTTTGAAAAGATTGAAGCTTCTTTTAATAAGTATTTATTAGATGGTACTAATTACTATGTTGAGTTTGATTATCAGAGATTATTAAAAGGTGATATTAAGGCACAATCTGAATATATCAGAACCACAAAACAATGGGGTGTTCTGACAAGTAATGAAATTAGAGCAGACTTAGGTAGGGGACCAATTGACGGTGGGGACAAGCTTCACATGCCATTAAATATGGGTGATGCTAACGACTTACCAACTCAAGGTGATAAAAAAGATGATTAGTTTAGCCACCGTAAAAAATCATTTAGGAGTTGCTGACAATTCAAAGGATGCTGAATTACTGGTAGAAATCGAATTGATTAACGAGGCATTTAATAACTTTTGTAATCGTAAGTTTGAAAGACAGGTGCATAATGCTTCTGTTCCAATTGGACCTCTTGAATCAAGTGTTTTTTTACCAAATTATCCAATTGTCAATGTAACAAAATTTGAAATTAATAATATCCCTCAATCATACATCATTGGTAACGAAGGTGAGTTAATTGCCGATTCTTCACGTTTTAATAGAGGTATGGCTGCCATCACTTACGAAGCTGGTTATGATGAGGCAGATCTTCCTAAATTGATAAAAAGCGTCTTTCTAACAATCATTAAACAACGTTATGAGAAGATGTTAAACAATGAAGAATTTGAAAATGTGGATGGAATTTCACAAATTTCAATTACAGGTGTTGCAACTGTCAAATATAAAGATAATCAAAATGAATCACTTGATTCTATCTTGGATGGTTATCAAGATGTATTAGAAAGATATAGGGTAATAGGTCTTTAATATGTTTTCTAGACTTGCTAAACAATACCATTCACAACTAAAGAAGCTTTCTAAAATTCCTGTGAAAATAATATCAATGGCCGATAACTCTGAAATTGAATTATCTGTAGCAAGTGTAAACAGAGCTACTAGTTCTCTAAATGATGTTGCCGAAGTTGAAAATACTAAATTTGTTTTTCTGGTTTCTTCAAACTCTTTAAATGGTTTTAAAATAAAAAAAAATGATACTTTAGTTTTCAATAATGAAGATTATTCGATTAATAAAGTCATTCCTAAGTTTATTATTGGTCAGGTTGTTTCTTATGAAATCGAGGTTATCGAGTAATGAGAAATGTTACTGTTCGTGATATTGATTTAGGTGAAAAAGCCAATGAGAAGTTAATCAGAAGAACAATACTAAATGTATTGAATACAGAAGTTAAAGAGCAACAAAAGATTGGTGGCTTTAGTAAGCCTATTTATCGTAATGATGGTAAATATAGGTTTAAAAATGCTTATGATGCAGCAAAGAATACTCGTGGGATTGTTGACGTATTTGATTCTGCTACTAGTTTAGTTGATTCTACTTGGTATATTGTAAGCAAAATAAAGAAGATATCACCAGTAAAATCAGGTCAGTATTTAAACAGGCACTTTTTAGACGTAAATGGCCGTACTTATAACCTTAAAAATATCTCCAGTAAAAAAAATCTAACTGAAATTGTTAAAGATGCAAAAATAATAAGGATCTATAATAATTCAGTCTATGCAAATAAACTCGAAAGGTATGCTAATAAATCCAGCAAGAGACAAAGTAAACCACAGTCTAATATTTCCTTTTTAAGAGTTAATGGAATATATGAGTTTTTTGCAAGAAAAACCAATTTGTTAAGTTTAAGAAATGTATATGTAAGAGTGGGGAGAAGTGACTATTTACCAGTAATCAAAGATCCACGATATACTTTAAAAGATGGTAGTACCTTAGTTCTACCAGTAATAGAAATTAAATTGTTAGAAGATAGTCTATGAGTAGTATTACAGTAAGAGAAAAAGTTATAAATTATGTTAAGAGCTTGATGCCTGTAGGTTTTCCTGTTCAAGAGCTTGAAACTTACTTTAGTAAGGATGAATTTCCTTCAAAAGAAGATCATATTTTGATTCAATCTATTATATCGGATGAATCACAGGTAGGTTTTCCAGAACACTATAGAGAAGAGGGAAGATTTCTAATTCACTATATAACCAAAAAAGGTCCAGGTGTTCAAGCTGCAATGCAAGCTGTTAAAGATTTAAGAAATCTACTAAGAAAAACTAATAGAATTGATAATCTGATTGAAATTGTAAATGTTGGAACACCTAAATATGGAAGTGATGAATCACTAAAAATAAAGGGTTCAAACTATGGCATTACTTTTTATTTAGAATATCGTTTTGATTTCCAAGGATAAAGGGGTTTAAAAATGAGTTCATCAAACAGAGTTGGTCTATACTACATCAAACAAGCACAAAAAGACGAAATTCCAGCAGGGAATTTAACACGAGTTAGATATATTAATGAATCTTTAAACGGTTCTCCAGATACCACAGAGTCACAAGCAATTGTAACAGATAGACAACCACAAGGACAGATTGTTACTGGATTAACGGCTGGAGGTTCAATTGGCTTTGAACTATCAAGAAGTAAGGATATTGATGATCTACTTGAAGGTGCTATGTATTCACAATGGCAGCCAGAAATTATTATTCCAGCGTTGGAATTAGCTGTTGTGGCAGGAACAAAAGAAATCACAAGAGCAGCAGGAAGTTTTATTGATGATGGTTTAAAAGTAGGTGATGTTATTGTCCTTAATGGCTTTGCCAATTCAGAAAACAATACAATTGTTCAAATTACTGCACTTGAAGCCGGTAAGATTACTTATGCTGGTTCTGAAAAAATGGTAGATGAAGCAGCAGATGCAGATAATAACGAAACGATCACAAGGCCTTCTTTCCTTGATATTGGAACAACTAAATCAAGGTTTCTTATCTCGAAAGAATATGAAGATGTTGGGGCCAATAGTTCAATTCTTTATCCAAATAGCATAGTTGATGGTTTTTCTTTGAATATTGCACACAGAGAACTGGCTTCAATTAATTTTGATTTTGTATCTGGTTACGATACACCAGATGTTAAATTAAGTGATGGCCGTACTATTGAAAGTGTAGGGGCTCCTACACCTATAAATGGTTCTGCTGACGCAGGAAAAACGACTGTTGGGAACCAAGTAGCACCATATTGTATTCGATCTCTCGGAATTTCATTAAATAACAATAATAGTGAAAAGAATGATCTAGGAGAAGTTGCAGCAGCAGATCATAATGAAGGTGGGGCGCAAATATCTGTAGAGCTCGGTGCATACCTGGAAGAAGCAAGTTTTGATCTTGTAAAAAAGAAAAGTGATCAGACACCTTTTGGTTTATTCTTTTACGCAAAAAATGCTGATGGCGGTTATGCTGTAGCACTACCAGCTATTCAGGTTTCAATGGATGATCCTAGTGTACAGGGTGGTAACCAACAAATGATGATGAACCTTAATGGTACTGCTAAGGTCGGTCCAAATGGTGAATCAGCTTTAAGAATATATAAACTAGATTAACAAAACTAGGAGAGTAGCAAAATGAGTTTATACAAAAAATATGAATCAGACAAAAGTAAGGAAAAAGACGGTTGTTTTATTCCTTTTGGTGATGGTGTTGAGTTCAAGCTTAGAAGATTAGGACCTTCAAATAAGGCATATTATGTTAAGTTTGAAAATCTTTCTAAACCATTTGCTAGACAGAGTAAAAATGGCGATCTCTCACCAGAGACAGCACTTGAAATTCAAGTTGGTGCATTTTGTGGAACAGTTTTAGTTGATTGGAAAAATGTAAAAGATAGAGATGAAAACCCTTTAGAGTTTTCGCTTGAAAATGCAAAAAAGTTATTACTAGATCTGCCTGACCTTTACCTAGATTTAGTTAAAGAAGCTGAAAACTTAGAGAATTTCCTAGTTGCAGATTGTGAGGATATCGCAAAAAAGTAATTAAATACATCGAGTGGGAAAATAAGCTTGATGGTAATTATGAGTTTTATGAATTTCTTTTAGAAACTGGAAAACTTCGTAAAGAAGATGAAATGCCAGATGTTGAAGATGTAAAGATATTCATAGATATTTTCTCTGATTTATCATCTATGCGAAATATTGGAATGAGTATTGGCCCAATCCCTTTTGATAAGATTTATTTTTATTGCCAAATTTATGATATTGATTTTTCGATGTTAAACTATTTAATGAGAATGATTGATAATATGTATTTAGATTATCTTAATGAATTAGAAAAACAAAGAAGCTCAAATGGCAAAGAAAGTAATACAAATAACGGTTAATGCAAAGCAAGCAAGTCAGATTTTAAAAAGGTTTGATACCCAGTTTAAAAGTGTTAATCGGTCAGTAAATCAATCAAATAAATATCTAAGCCGCTTTCAGGGAACTATGGCGGCTGTATTTTCATTTCAAGCCTTAAGAGCAGTTGGTTCATGGTCTGATCAAATGAAACAACTTTCTACACGTATAAACACTTTCAAGAAAGAAGGTGAAAATGCAGCATTAACACAAAAGAAGTTATTTGAGATTCAAAGGGCAAATGGCCTCGGATTAAACACGATGGTAGATGGATATACTAAAATATCATCTGCTCTTAAAGATACCACTTACAGTAGTCAAACGACTTTAGATGTATTTGAGTCTGCTTCATTAGCCTTTAGGGTTTTTGGTGTAAACGCACAACAAGCAGATTCTGCACTTCTGCAACTTACGCAAGGTTTGGCAAGTGGAAGGCTTGCTGGTGATGAATTTAAATCTGTTGCCGAAAATGCAAGTGTTTTACTTGATTTTTTCGCAAAAGAGCTTGGTGTTAGCCGTGGACAACTTAAAGAACTTGCCGCACAAGGTAGAATTACAGGTGAGGTCATTGTTAATTCACTTGTTAATAACTTGGAAGATCTTAGAAAACAGGCGAAAGATATCCCTCTTACAATTGAACAAATTACCAATGTAGGAAAATCATTTGTAGCTGAATTTATTGATAAACTTGAAAAGAAAACAGGTGTTTTTACTTTAGTTGGTAAAGGCATACTCTTTATGGCAGAGAATGTTGAAGTTTTCGCAGGTGCAATTCTTGGACTTGCTATAGCTTCTATCCCTAAACTTATAACTGCAATGAAGGAATTACAGTTAGCAACTGCAAAGAACCCATGGGGGCTTTTAATTGTTGGTATTACAACATTAGGGGTGACAGTTATATCTAATTGGGACTCTATTAAGAAGTACACTTATGAAGGTATGCTTTATGTTAGAGAAAAAATGGCAGAGTTTAATGTAGAGATGCGTGAACTTGGTGTTAAGGCATTTTCTAGTTGGATAGGGAAAAAGCTTTTCCCAGCAGGAGTATTAGAAGAAGAAATAAAAAAGTTGAAAATTGCTAAACAAAGTTTAGCAGATATCCAACTTGAAAAGAAGAAATATTATACACTTGAAAATAGGCCTAAGAAAACTTCTAGTCCTGGTGGTTTTAAAGGTGTTGATCCATTAACAAGAGAAAAAGAAAAGGCAGATGCAGTTGAAGCTCTTAATCGAAAGTGGCACCAGGGGAAAGTTACACTAGAAGATTATTCAGAAAAATTACGAAAAATTAACGTTGAATATTCAGATTTATTTTCCCTTACAGACAAAGTAAATAATGGCTTGGAAGATGGTTTGAAAAGTTATGTGAAATCTGTAAGCAATCTATCAAAAAGTATTTCAAATGCGATTACTAACAGTTTTGAGAAAATGGAAGATACATTAATAGACTTTGTAAAAACTGGAAAGATTCAGTTTAAGTCATTGGTAGATTCTATAATGTCAGATCTTCTAAGAATGACAATTCAACAAACGATAACTGCACCTTTGGCCGGAGCATTATCTAGCTCTATTTCTGGTGCTAATTCAAGCGGTGGCGGTTGGGGAAGTATTTCAGCTCATGCTACAGGTAATTCTTTTAGTTCTGGTAATGTTATACCATTTGCTAAAGGTGGCGCATTTTCTAACTCTGTTGTTAATACACCTACTTTCTTCCCTATGCCTGGTAACAAAACGGGCTTAATGGGCGAAGCTGGTCCAGAGGCTATCATGCCTTTAACTAGAATTGGTGGTTCTTTAGGGGTAAAGTCAGTTGGAGGCGGTTCTAACGTACAGGTAAATGTTATTAATAACGCAGGTGTAGAAATTGAAACTAGAGAGAGTCAAAGTGGCGATAGTAGGGTTATTGAAGTTTTAATTAACAAAACTGTTAAAAACTCAATTTCCACAGGTGCTTTTGATAAAGAGATGAATAACTCATTTGGTGTAAATAGAGTAGGAAGTGCGTAATGCCAGAATTATACCCAGAAACTATTAATAGTGATGTTCAAAGGCAAGGCTACAGGCATAGACCAGGTAACAATGTTTTAAAAAGTAGCTTTTTGAGTGGTCCACCACAGTCTAGGCGAAGAACTACAAAAAGAATTGATTCACATGAGATTACATTGATCTTTACACGTGAAGAATTAGATATTTTTGAACTTTGGTATAGTGAAACTTTAAAAGATGGTTCACTTTCTTTTTATTTCCCTAATCCAAAAACTAAAATAGAGGGAACATTTAAATTTGATGGTCAGTATGAAGATTCTCATATTGGAGGACTTTATTGGTCTGTTAAATTTAGATTGATTGAGCTATGAGAGAGTTAAGCCAAACTGTCATTTCACAAATTTATAGTCAAGATATAGACGGTGTTTATACTTGGTTGATTGAAATTAGTCATGAAAGCCTGGAAACTCTATATCTAAATAATGATAACGTAGATTTAGTAGCGAATGGTAATACTTATACAGCCTTCCCTTTTTCAGTCATTCCGGCCAAAGATGGTGAAGATTCTCTACCGCAGGCACGATTAAGCTTTTCAAACATAGGTTTGGATCTTGTCGAAAGAATTAGATCCATTACTACACCACTTACAATAAATCTTAAACTTGTTCTTTCTTCTGATCCTACAGATGTTCAAGTTGAAATTCCTACAATGAAAGCAAGGGGTGTAAGTTACGATGATGATAGAATTGATTATACACTTGTTTATGATGATATCTTAAGTGTTTCTATTCCTAGTTATACTTACAATCCTTTAGAGTATGGTGGCTTATTTTAGTTTATAAATTTCTTGATATTCCTTATGTAAAGAATGGACGTGAATTTTCCGGTGTTGATTGCTGGGGGTTATGTTGTTTATATGCACAATCTAAGGGGTATTCATTTCCTACTTTTCTAGAAGAAAAAGTTTTCAACAATAAAGATATTGAAGAGACAATAAATCAAAAGAAGTCATTATTTACTTTAGTAAGTATTAATAACATCAAAGAGCTTGATATAATTCTATATAGGATAGGGGGCTTTTTAATTCATGTTGGTATCTATGTCGGAAACAATCAGGTTCTACATATATATGAGGGTGGAAGTAAAAAGTCAGAACTTATCAATATAAATAGTATTGTATGGAAAAATAAAATTGATTCTGTATGGCGGTTCTTAGGTGCAAGCACTCATAAAAAAGAGAGTTTTCGATAGCGAGTTTGAACATCATGTTTTTGATGATGGTGTAACGATATATGAGATCCTAGAACAAGCAGATATTCCCAAAGAAATTTACCCATATTTAAAAGTCACAGTTAATGACTATGAAGTATTTGCTAAATATTGGGCCTATACAAGACCAAATAAAAACACCCTTGTTAAAATTCATGTAGTTCCGGCCGGAGGTGATTTTGGTGGTTTTTTCAAAACTGCCGTAATCATTGCTGTAACTGCTGCTGTTTCTGCTTATGCAGGTCCTGGTGTTGGTGGCGCACTTTTAACGGCTGCTGCAAGCATTGGTACATCTTTAGCTTTAAACGCAATCTTTCCACCGCCTGTACCGTCTTATGGCAGTGGAGCTACAGGGGCTAACGATACAAAACGAATTGATGTCGTTACAGGTCAGAGCAATGTTGTAGACAGATATGGCCCATGTGTAAAAGCTTACGGTAGAAATAGGATCTATCCTAGAGTTGCAGCACAGCCTTATGGCTTTTTAATTGGTGATGATTCATATTTAGTTACAATTTATGATTTAGGTATTGGTGATGTAAATATTGAGGAATCAAGTATTAGAATAGGTGATACTTTTATAGGTTATTTTAACAATGTTGATTATTCAATCGTAAGACCACATCAAGGTGATATATTTAATTTCTATACTAATTCGGTTAATGTACAAAATTTAGCAGTTGAATATAATGATGTTAATGATTCTGCTGTTAGGTCTACATCTGAATTGACAGACTTTTTCCAAGTAGATTTAGTTTTTCCACAGGGGTTAGCCGGAATTGATAGTGGTGGTAATTATGTCAATAACTCTGTAGACATTGGAGTTGAATTTAGAGAGGTTGGATCTTCTCAATGGAAAAAATATAATGATGTAAAATTTGATCTTGATTCCAGGTACTCAAGTAGATCTTATAACTCTGAAATTGTTTCTATTACAAGCCTTGATGATGGTCCTTACTATGGTTCCGAAGTTTTCTTAAAAGACTTTGAAGGTAGTAAAGTATTTTGGGATATTGTAGTTATTCAAAGTAATTCTGGTAATGAAGATTCTGGATCTTTGAGGGTAGATGCCTGGTACAACTATCATTACAAAATATCTCGACTATCTGTTCAATTAAATATTGGTGATACAGTCGTTTTTAGAAATCAAGTATATAAAATCACTCAATTCGACAATGGTTATAGCTACCTAGATAGACCTATTGAAGTTCAAGGAACTAAATTAGTTGAAAATGTTCCACATAATAACCGTGATGATTACCATGGCTTAATGCTTGCTTACAATCCTTTTGATAATGAAGTTATAGAGCTTAGAAGATTTTTTAATACAGATATAAACATAGTAAATAATACTCTTAATAGATTCATTGCCTCACTTACAATTTATCCGGAAAGTGGGCAAAAACAATATGAAGTAAGAATTACTAAAACATCTGAAACAAAAAATGGGATGACAAATAATAACTATAATAGCTTCACATGGGGGAGTTTAAAAAGTTATTCAAATACTGCACCTATAAAAACAAAAGTTCCACACACTTTTTTAGAGCTAAAAATAAAAGCCTCGGAACAATTAAATGGGCAAGTTGATAATTTATCTGTTGAGGGTATTTCTTTACTTGATGTTTACAATGAAGATCTACAGCAATGGGAAAAAAGAGAAACTAGTAACCCAGCTTGGGTTTTTGTCGACATTCTGACAGGTGAGCTCAATCAAAGGAAAATAAATAAGAATCAACTTCATTTAGCTTCAATACTAAAATGGGCAGAATTTTGTGAATCAAATACAGTTGAAAAGTTTGGTCTATCTTCTGGTTTTGAATGTAATTTTGTACTTGATTATAAGACCACAGTAAGGGAGTTAGTTCAACAAGTTTGTTCGTCTGGTAGAGCAGCTTTAAATATATTTGGTGGTTCTTATGGTGTTATCCTCGATGAGGCCAAAGAGTTTCCGACACAGATTTGGACTACTCGTAATATTACTTCTTTTAAGTCAAGTAGGTCATATACTGATAAACCTCACGCTGTTAAGTGTAGATATATAGAGCCAATGGCGAATTGGCAGGTTGACGAGGTTATAGCTTATGCAGATGGTTACGATCAAAGCACAGCAGAATTATTCGAAGAAATTGACGTTTTCGCCTGTACAAATATGGTTCAAGCATGGAGACAGGGAAGATATTATCTTGCACAGGCTGAATTAAGACAAGAAACAATAGAAATCAAGGTTGGTATTGATAGCCTTAGTTGTACTCGTGGTGATCTTGTAAGGCTTGCAATGGACACAATGAAAGCCGGAGGTTCGCCATTTAGAGTAAGAAAAATTCAAGGTAACTTTATTACACTTGATGATGACATTGTAGATATTGCAGCACAGAACAAGCAGATTGAGGCTAGGCATAGATCAAATGGTAGGGTAATCATTCACAATGTTTTAGACGTTGTTGATATAAATACAGTAGAAGTAGAAAATGCTTCTTATTTTTCAATTGATGACTTAGTTCTGTTTGGTGAGGCTGGTAAAACTGCAATGGATCTTATTGTAAAATCAATTGATACAGATACGGATCTTAACGCTGTTGTATTGCTCCAGGAATACGCACCGGAAATTTTTAATGCAGATAAAGGTCCTATTCCTGATTATAGGCCAGTGATAAACACTAATGATGCAATCATTGGGAAAGCCCCTGGTGCAGTTCAAAACATATATTCAACTTATGCTGTTTCTTGTGCCACTTCTGAAAATGCATATAGATACGGTATTAATCTATCGTGGACACCACCAGCAAGCTTAGTTTCATCATATGAAGTATATGTAACTATCAATTCACAAACTAATTTAGCCGGAATTGTTAAAAGTACATCATTTACATACTTTGCTGACTCTGAAAATTTGGGTGTAGAACATAAATTTATTATAGTTTCTGTTAGTGGTACAGGTGAAAAGCTTGATCTTAATAGTTCATCATCTTACGCATACACTCCTACACAAGATGAAATACCACCGGCCAATGTAAAAAATCTTAGTGCAAATATTCTAACAGAGCGTTTAGAACTTACATGGGATGATGTAGAAGATTGTGATCTTGATAGATATATAATCAAATATTACCCTGGAACGTCTGGTGCTAGATGGTCAATTTCTGACAAAATTGCAGATGTACCAGCGGCTACAACTTCAAAATCAGTACCTCTAAGAAATGGTACTTATTTGATTAAGGCCGTAGATTGGGCCGGTAATATGTCTACTAAAGAAACTAGAGTTATTACAACTATTCCAGAATCTACAGATGTATATCTTGAAAAGGAGTATCGAGTTCCTTTATTTGATGGGAAAAAAATAAATCTTCAATCATATAAAGATAGATTAATTCTTTCTTCTAATTCTGACTTTTCACAATTTAATTATCAGGAAGGATATTATTATTTTGCAGAAGATATTGAACTTGGTGATGTTTTTAAGGTTCGTTTTGAGGCGAATGTTATCGCTGGGGGCTTTACATATATGTCACTTATCAAAAACTGGACAAAACTAGCAGATGTTAAATCATTAGCTGGTGCAAATTTTGAAGGTTCTGTTAGTGCAGATGTGGAGATAAGAGTTAAAGAAGATAAGGACACATTGAAGGATTGGGCAAAATTAGCAGATGTTCAATTTCTTGCATATGGTTCTGAAAAAAATAGTGGCCCATGGAAAAAGCTAACTGTTGGTGATTATACAGGACAAAAATTTCAATTAAGAATAAAGCTATCTTCAAAAGATAACACACTAAGCCCAATGCTTTATTCTGCTGTAGTTAAGGCTTATTTTCCTACTCGTAACATTAATGGAAATAATGCTTTGTCAGGTGAACGTGTGAACTTTGCTCCAGGTTTCAAAGAATTAAAATCTTTCAATATTACAATCCAAGAGAATTTAGCGCAGGGTGATTACTATGAAATAATAGAAAAAGATAAAGACGGTTTCAAAGTTCAATTCTTTGATTCTAGCGGACTACCAAAGAACAACATAACATTTGACTGGATAGCTGTAGGCATCGGAGTCAGGTACACAAAAGATGAACTAATTTACAAGTAGGTATATATGTCACAAGATTTTTTTACAGATATTGATGAAAATAATGATGGTGGAATTGATTTAGCAAATATGCTTGATGCTGCATCTCATGCAATTAGATCTGGTCATATGGGAGTATCTAGGCCCGCTTATGCAATACCTGGTACTAGATGGGTTAAGGTCACTGATATAAGTGATTTAACAATTGGGCTTTGGGAGGCCAAGCAGTTTGATGGGGTTCAAGATATAACTCTTTTTACTATTGATCCAATTAATCACAAGATTATTTTCGGTGGGAATAATCAAATTTCTTCTTATACAGTAGGAAGAACGGATAATTTAGCAGATGTATTAGAAATTTTTAGAAGTGTAAATTCTACTTCTTCACTTTCTTCAATTTTTACTCAATATAATGATGTGAATGAAACTGTTACTTTTGGAAGAATTGCAGTATCTAGTACAAATGTTGCAGATGGTGCGGAAAGTGCTAAATATTCGATTGACTTAATTGATGGTGGAACATTGAGAGAAGTTCTTAGTCTTTCCGACAAAGGGGTTTTAAAGCTTCTCTCAATGGCCGGAGTTGATAATTCACAAGTAATTGTTAATAGTGCAGGAGAGTTAAAAAGAATATCAATTAATTATCTTCCTGATACACAGTATTTTAAGAATACATTTATTTTAAATTCTGGATCTTTGTATTTTGTTAATGAAGATTTTGTATCTGATTTAGTTGATTTTAATTTGGATTTACCAAAACTGACATTTATCTCTAAGGACTTCACAAGTATTATTGATTCGCATGTAAATGGCCATGATCCGCACACAAAGTATGATACAAAAGCCTCTCTTGAGACATGGGCTGCTACGGCTGCAAATGGATATGAAGCCTTTGCGGTAGATGAGAAAAAAAGATATCAGGTTATAGATGGGTTATTAACTCCTATTGGCGGTGGGGAAGGTGGGCTTTCTTATCAATCCACATGGGATGCCTCAACAAATACACCTAACTTATCTTCAATTCCAGAGAAGGCGATTGGGCAGTATTGGATTGTAAACCAGACCGGAAATACAGACCTTGATGGAATTACAGCATGGGGCCTTAATGATTGGGCAATATGGAATGGAACAGTTTTTCAAAAAATTGATAATAGTGATTTAGTCACAAGTGTAAACAGCCAAACTGGTGATGTTGTAATTGATGTTGGAAATGCTTCAATTAGACACTATCAGGATTATGAGGTTGTCGCACCTACTGACTACTGGACGGCATCATCGGCAACGCTTTCTGTTGAGACAGATGCAGTTGAACCCCTTGAAGGTCTTAGATCAGCCAAAATGACACAAGCTTCTGCCCTTGCTGGGGATAAGTGGGTTTCAGATGTTTTAGATGTATCCAAGCCAGAGTTTCATGCCGGAGTCCTGGGCTTTAAATTCCTTTCAAAAACAAATGCGCCTAATAATAGCTACAGAGTCGAATTGGAATATTCAGAAGATGGTGCAACGTGGGTTCCTGGACCAAGTTTAATGCTGGAAAATGGAGTCAATGACTGTGGTTTATCTTTTTCACTTCTAAGCACACAGACAAAACTTAGGGCAAATGCTTACCCTGTGGTAAGGGATGATAGCTTTATCTTGCATATGGATAAAATTAGAGTTGATCTTAATCCTATGCAACTTGCGCAGACGACACAAATCTCATCGGCAAAGTGGCAAGGTAATACAGGCAGTGGAGATTTTTCAACTACGGAATCAAATGGTTTTTACAGAGCAAAATACACAAACTTAACTGTAAAAGGTGACGGTTTAAGAATTGACAATGCTGGAAACTACACAAAGTTCACTGCGAATAGAAAAGGTGTTTTACATTTCAACTCCTATATTCAAAGTAATGATGCAAGTTACTATGGAGCATTATTCAAGAATAATGATGAACTTACAGAGATTCGATATTCAATGGCGGCACTTGCAGCAGGGGGAAACATTGTTCAAAATCATAGTGTAGAGCTTGAAGCCAATGAGTCAGTTCATACAGGTTGGACAGGGTGGCAATCAACTCCCGATACTTATGTAGAGGTTGTTTTTGTTGAGCAGTCAAATAACGTAACCTTCAAAGGTGTTAATGTAAGTAATACGCAGGAAAGAAGATTACAGTCAGACAAATCCACTGTTGGAGTGATGACAGATTTAACTTTTACGAATCTTGAAGTCGGTAAAGAGTATGAGTTAAAGGGTGTTTTATCGGCAACAGTATCAAGTACAAGTGAGCTTACTATCACTGTAGACAATGGGGCTACAAATATCACAGGTGCAGAGATAAATGGTTCAGCAACTAATGGTCATGTTACTCCACTTCCTATTATTAAAACATTCACGGCAAAAGACACAACTCTAACAACAAGCATCGCTTCTAACCCAGCAGGTGGACATATTTACGGCAACACTACTGAATCAAGAGTTAGTTACTTAGAACTTACACCAGTAGAGCCGTCAATAGTTCAAGTTCCTGTTACTGATTTAGTTGAGAATGTTTATAGTGCTAGGATTGAAAATAATGGGACTACTGCTTCGACACTAAGTCAAAACAGTAAGTTTATTAAAAATGTAGAGAGGATATCAGAAGGTCAAGTAAGGGTCGATTTTGCAGATAATTTCTTCTCTGTAACACCTTCCATTTCTTTTGGAGAAAAGAACAATAGAGATGTGGGGTTATTGGACGGGATAATAGACACAACTGGATTTACCGCTGTAAATAGAAATGCGGGCGCTGTTACAGATGATGACTTTAGCTTTACTATTCAACGACAGCTTTCCGATTACAGAGTGCCTCAAGCTGTACTTACCGCAAACGTACCACTATCAAGCGGACAATCAGATGGTACACCGTACTGGACAGGTGGAATGTTGGATAGTCGTAGAGTTATGGCGAGGACGTGGAGGGCTACAGGAATAAACATAACAGCGACCACTACAATCGACAGCACTTTGAACGCTAACATTGAGGTTATTCAAATAAAGGAAACATACAAAGATGACGAGTCAGGCGTTTGGCACAACGGTTATTTATCTGGTATCGAAGCATTTCATGCGTATTATGACCCATCGGGCTCTATGGTTATTGAAAGAATAAGTAGAACTCTTACAGATTACTCGATCACTCTCGAATATTTGGAATAACCCAAGGATTAACATGAAAAACTTCAAAGAATTAATTTCTAACAATGGTTCACTAGGTGCTGTAATAGTGGGTATTTATTTTTCAGTAAATACCCTTACCGGAAAAGTTGAGAAAATGCAGAGTGATTTTCAAAAGTCATTACAAACAATGCATGGTCAAGCAATGGTTAAGGTCGATAAGATGACTGAAACTCTAAATAAGGTCGTTACATTAACAGCAATCCAGAGTAGAGAAATAAAGCTAGGTGAAAAAAGAGATCTTGATATAAGTGAAGCAGTTAGAGAAAATGCCAAAATGATTAAGGACAACAAAGAGTCAATTATCAGAATTAATCAAACTTTACTCAAGTAAGGTACATGTAAAACAAAGAGGCATATAATTTAACTTTGAATCAATAAACTTTAAACAAAGAGGTTATTTATGGAAAGTAAGTCAATCGTTTCAAAGAAACCAGGTAAAGAAACAGAGTTCGATATTGATTATGATAGTGAAAGTAAGGAGTTTAAAGTTACTTTTGGTTATGATGGCAAGGGTGTAGATGCAGGAGTTTATGCAAATATTGAACCAAAGTATTTTGTCGAAAAACTAAAAAAAGCTATCCCTGGTCAGGTAGATGATGTTATTTTTGACACTCTACTTAGTGCCCTTAAAATGAATTAATTTCTTTGCCGTTTGTTGGCAGGTGTGTGATTTTATATCGTTTTTCATGGGTGTAGTTCGCTACACCCACCCTCAAAGGTCGTACGATGAGATATGATGAGTATGTAAATAGTTTAAAAGAGCACACAAGAAAAACAGTAACAAATTCTCTTGTTCTTATCATTATTGCAAAATTTCCTGTATTAAATTCCACGCCTTTAAAGTTTGTTTTAAATAAATTAATTGAGGCAATTATAAGCCTTGCTGTAGATCAAACTGAATTAGCAGCTTTCTTTCAATATGTAGACTTTAGAGTAGATAAGCAGGGTAGAGACTTTTACAAAACACTAGTTGAAAACATACAAATTAGAAACACGGGTAGTATCTATGAGATTCAGCAATCTGAAAATGATGTTAAAAATAAGTTTAGGGATCTTGTTAAGCTTACTAATTAGTTCCTGTGCTGTAACACCGCCTGATGTGCCACTATGTACAGAGCTATCTATAAAAAAGGCATATTGTATTAATACGCTTTCTTCAAAAGAATTTGAAATTAGTGATACATCTAAATTCAATGGCAAAACATGGTGGGAAGTTAGACCACTAATGATTCACTTGCCTGTAGATAGCTGGGTAGAAATAAAAAAGTTTATTATCAAGATCTGTAAAAAGTCTAGAAAATGCAAAAATAAGCATATTACCAGCTGGGACAGAACAGTAAATACAATTGATAAAAGAATGACAAAAAAGGAATAGATTTATTTCTTTACTATTTCTGGGGAATTATCATCTATTGTAAATGCCTGACAAAGTGGTTCTATTTTACCCCATAGTTTTTTTGTTTTCATTATTTTGTTAAATTGATCACAGGTTATCCACGTTTTACTACTTTTTTGAAAATAGTCTAATCTACCATAAAACAAATTATACAATGCATTTCCTTGAATATAGTCTTTAGTCGTGGGGCTTGTGACTACACCAGTATCACCAGAGCTTGCATACCCACCAACATTAGAACCAGAGGTAGAAACAAGTGTGCTTATCCTAAATTTATCTTTTTCAATCTCTTTTACTTTTATTATCCATTCATCTCTACCAACACTTGCAGCAATAAGTAAAAATATCGTGAATTTTCTTGTTGCTATAAAACCATCTTCTGTATGTACAAATGTAAAATCATTATCTGCTAGTTTTAAAACTTTTTCCACGTTGCTTAAGATTTCTTCTTTTGAAGTTTTTTCATAAATTCTTGATGTGGTTTTTAAAAAGTCTTTTCGACTCATTGTAGGTGATGAACACCCTATAATGAGCATTAAAGTAAGTAGAGTTAGATTTTTCAT